CCTGATCTTCCGCCTGCTGCGTAGGCTGGCCCGTATGGTGGAACTGGTAGACACGCTCCGCTCAAACCGGAGTGCCGCGAGGCTTGGGGGTTCGACTCCCTCTACGGGCATACGATTTGTGGGACACACGCACGATTTGTGGGACACTCGTGGCTAGTGTGGATCAAGTAACGCTTGATGCGGCGCGTATTCGCGCCAAGATGGCCGACCCAGTATGGAAGGCGAAGAACTTGTTTGGCTTTGATCCGTGGTCAAAGCAGACGGAGATTCTGAAGGCGCTTCGGCGTAATAAGCGTGTTGCTGTTCGTTCGTGTCACGGTGTCGGCAAGACGGCTACTGCGGCGACAGCCGTGCTGGATTTTATGACTGAGGGGCCGTGTCGCGTAATCACGACTGCGCCTACGTGGAGTCAGGTTGAACAGCTCTTGTGGCGCGAGATCGCGGTTCGGCACTCCAAGATCCCTGGAGGCAAGGACGCATTCGGAAAGATGTTCAAGTCGAGTCTGGAAGTTAGGTCTGACTGGTTCGCGATGGGCCTCTCAACGGATAAGCCGGAACGCTTTCAGGGTCATCACGCGCCTCGCATGATGCTTGTCGTGGACGAGGCGAGTGGTGTGGATGAGGCGATCTACGAGGCTGCTGAGGGCTTCCTCACCGCCGACGAGGCGCGTGTTCTTCTGATTGGGAATCCGACTCGGCCCGCCGGAACCTTCTACAAAGCGTTCCAAGAAGAGTCCGGGTGGTACACGGTGCATATGAGTGCGTTTGATGCGCCGTGTTTCACGGGTGAGAAGATCAGCAAAGAAGCCGAACGCGCACTGATCACACAAGAGTGGGTGCAGGATGCGAAGCAGCAGTGGGGTGAGGAGTCTGCGGCGTACAAGATTCGCGTACTGGGCGAGTTCTGCGAGACGACAGGTCGCCAATACTTCCAGTTCCTCGACAATATGCGGGTTGTAGCGCCGCTAAAGCGTGGATTCGTCCGTGGAATGCCCGTCCCTGGCGGGAATATCAGCTTCTACGAGGATTCGCGTGGCGGAATGCGCATCTGGGAAGTACCTAAAAAGGGTACAAACTACCTAATCTTCGCTGATGTTGCGGGATCTGTCAGCTTTGAAGAGTACGAGCGTCGAGAGGCGCGTATTGGGGCTGGTGCGGGGTCCGACTATAGCGTTGCTGAAGTGCTGCGACTGGATACGGGTGAACAGGTGGCGGAGGTTCGGTATAGGGCGGATGTGGACGAGTTCGCAGACGACCTTGCTCGCATCGGCAGGCTGTATAACGATGCGATTATCGCGGTAGAGCGGAACGGGCCAGGCACGGCGGTGTTGACGCAGTTGAAGAATGCGATGGGGTATCCGCGTTTGTGGCGTCCGAAGAATCCGATTGGTGTGGCGGCGAAGTACGAGCAGACACTCGGCTGGAATACGACTTCGATTACGCGTCCGTTGATGCTTTCAGCGTTGCAGGCGGTGATTCGTGACGAGCCGCACCGCCTCAAGAGTGACCAGTTGCGTGACGAGATGCGCACGTTTGTTCACCGGGATCGTGGCGGCAGGGATCCTCGTCCTGAGGCTGATGAAGGGTGTCACGACGACCTTGTGATGGCGATGGCTGGCGCACAAGCAGTGTGGCAGCAGGAGTGTGTGACGCCGATCAGGCTGCGTGAGCGGCCTAAGCCGAAGGTGCAGAAGGATATTCAGCAGCGCGCCACACGCTTCGTTGTCGGCAAGAAGTAGTTTGCGTCAAAGTGGTAAGTTAGAGTGCGTCAAAACGGTAGTGTAGAGCGTTATTGCCATTCTGTGTTGTATTGCAGGATGTGGACAATGTGGACAAGTTGTCTAGTTACGCAGACATTCGCGTAAAGTCGGCGTAAGGCGACAACCTATCCAGACTTCTCGCTACACTACGCGCATGAGCGAATACTCGCCCAGTGGTGGCATGCGCGCAGCTGCTCGACGCGGCCTCCAACTCGTCGCAGACGGCAAAGCGGGTGGCGGGTTTGAGCCTGCGACTGCTGCGCGCGCTCGGAAGATTGCTGCTGGACAACCGCTCACGCGGGACCACGTTATGCGAATGCACTCGTTCTTCTCTCGGCACGCCGTTGATCGGAGGCCGGGGTGGGGGACGCCTGGGAAGGAGACGCCGGGGTATGTGGCGTGGCAGGCGTGGGGTGGGGATGCGGGTGCGTCGTGGGCTGCGAAGCAGGCTGCGCGTATCAAGCGTGCCGAATCCGGTGGAGAGTAGGGTATAGTTTCGTCGTGGCTATGTCCAAGTACGACAAGCTTGTGAAGTCGCTGACGGCGAAGGGTGCTGATGATCCGCGCGCGTTGGCTGCGTATATCGGGCGGAAGAAGCTTGGGGCTGCGGAGTTTCAGCGGCGTGCTGCCGCAGGAAGGCGGAGGGCAGCATAATGGCTGACTACGGTGAAGGCACTGGCATTCTTGCCATCAAGGAGGGCCGTGACCGGTTCTCCGCGCAGCGTAATCTTGACACTCAGAAGCGTCGGGCAATGCCTGATGAGCGTATGAAGATGCTCAAGATGGCGCTTCAGAAGCGCAAGATGGAGCGCGGCGGCATGACGAAGATGGAGCCTAAGAGTGGCCGTTGATCCCGCCATGATGGCCGCAGGCATGAGCGCCCCCATGATCCCGCCGCCCCCGATGAACGCTCCGATGGCTGCCCCGGCTGCTCCGATGGGTGGCGCACCCCCCGCCGTAGAGGCCCTCCCCGGCATCGCCGCACTCGCTCAGCAGCAGACCATTGAGATGCTTCAGCATGAGAAGCAGATGATGGAAATGCAGGAGCGAATGCAGAAGGAAATCATGATGTTGATCGCCTCCTTGCCGACGCCGAATCCTGCTGGTGAGGCTGCCGTGTCTACGCCGATGACGCCAATGATGAGCGGATCGGATATGGGCGGCCCGAGTGCCAGCTACTAATAACTTCTCTCAGACTGATGCGGGGATTATTGCGCCGTTTACGCGCGCAGTCGCTATCACGCCGAGCGACACTACTGATCTAGCCGAAGTTACGCGCGGCTTGAATGTGCATAAAGGCACGGGCGGCTCGACTACGACGATCAAGGTGTTGTTGCAGGGGGATGCTGAGCCTGTGACGATGACGTTTCAGGTTGGGTTTGTGATTCCGCTTCGTATTCGTCGCGTGTATGCGACGGGTACGGACGCCACGGTGATTGTCGGCCTTTACTGATACACTACGCGCATGCCTGCGGCGAACAACTTCTCCCAGTCTGACGTGGCGACTCAGGCGCCCGCGTCGAGCGCATTCGCAATCACTCCTGGCAATGACGAGTTCAGTGTGGTGACTCGGGGCGTGTTTGTTGGGGGTGCTGGTTCGGTTGTGGCCCAGCTCGCTGGTGACTCTGCGACGGTGACGTTTGCTGGTGTGCCTGCTGGGGCTGTGCTTCCGATTCGGGCGAAGAAGATTACGGCGGCTAGTACGGCGACGAATATGGTGGGGCTGGTCTAGTGCCTCTCGCTCTTCAGATCGCCTTGTCGATTGTTGGTGGTGACGAGTCGCGCGAGTCGTTCTTGTTTACGTTTGATTTGTCGGTTTTTGATGGTCAGGATGTGTTTGCGTAATGCCTTATGTTGCTCCTAGTACGGTTGTTGCTGGTCAGACGTATAGTGCTGCGGCGCATAATGTGATTGTCAATGATGTGATTGATCACGAGTCGCGCATTGTTACTGCGACAAATCAGAGTGTTCAGGTCTTCACGAATGAGGCCGCCCGAGACGCTGCGATCACCTCTCCGAGTGAGGGAATGCATGCCTATTTGACGGCGCCGACGGTTCCTGCGGCGACCGGGGGAACAACGTATATCCCGACCGGCATCACTACCGTTTACAACGGTACCAGCTGGGTTTGCGTTACTCCCGTTGGCGCATTTACTTCACCGATTGGAACCACAACAAGCACAAGCTTCACGGCAACTCTCAGCGGAAGCCCGGGGACGAATCCGACGGTTACGCTGACGACTGGCACAACCGCGCTTATTCATCTTGGCGCGACTGTGGAATCGAACAATACTGGCAATACCGTTGTCGGTTTTGCAGTAAGTGGTGCAACTACTTTGGCGGCTGATGACGCTCGTTCGATTGGTATGAATAACCATACTGCGAATGCGCCGCATTACATCGGTCAAAGTATTTTAGTTGGCGGGCTGACTGCCGGTACAAACACTTTTACGATGCAATACAAAGTAAGCCTAGGCACGCTAAGTGTTTACTTCCGTCGCATTACCGTTGTCGGGCTGCCGTAACCAATGAGCGACGCCGAGATCGAACGCATCCTTCGCGTCTAGCTCCCTAGCGTCCTTGCGCTAAACTAGCCTCATGCCGTACACCCGACCCTACCCTGGTGGGTTTCAGGACTTTCCGAATACGACGACGCCGATCAATGCGTCCACGTTGAATACGATGGATGTTGGGATCAAGACGGCGAATGATCAGTTTCAGACGGTGACGACTGCGCAGCGTGCTGCGCTTGTGCCGAGTGTTGGTCAGGCGGTGTGGGATTCGGACTTGAAGCAGCTCATGGTGTATATGAATGCTTCGGGTGGGAATGCGTGGCAGGCTGTGGGTAATGTGATTGTGTGTACGAGTACGACTCGGCCTAGTACGCCGTTTGAGGGTCAGCGGATTTATGAGACGGATACGAATCGAGAGTTGTTGTATGATGGTTCGGGTTGGGATCGGTTGACTGAGGATGGTTCGGCGGTGATGAACTAGTGGCTTGGACTACTCCTGCTACTGCTACGGCTGGTTCGACGGCGTTGACTGCTTCGTTCTGGAATACGAACGTGCGGGACAATACGATCGCCCTACCGCGTGGTTACGTTGCTGCGACTACTCTCGCGACGACATTTGTTACGGCTAGTGCCTCTTACGTTGATGTCACAGGTCTAAGTGTAACTTTTACAGCGGAAGCGAATCGGCGGTACTTGGTTTCCCTTCAGTATGTTCTCGGTGCTGGGTCTGCTCCGGCTCAGATCATGATCAACAATACGAGCGCCGATATTGTTGAGGGTTACGCATCGTTGGCGAACTTTGTAACTACATCCGTGATTTCGATTATCACTACTCCCTCTGCCGGTAGCACTACCTATAAGGCTCGCGTTCAGTCTAGTGGTGGTAATGCGACGGTGTACGGGACAAGTACTCGATCTACGCTGATTTCGCGTCTCACCGTGATGGACATCGGATCGACTGTCTAATCGATAATTATGAGCGAAGCCGAGATCAAACGCATCTTCCGCACCAACTAACACGTAACCAACTAGGCTATCCTACAACCTAGTGATCGAATCCGACCCCAAACAACTCCTCACCCGCTTCCACAAGTGCTGGTCCTCCAGCGATCAGAAGCATCGCGAGAATCGCGAGTTCTACAAGAAGTGCGACGACGGCTACAACGCTGTCCTCAAGCCATCTGAGATTGAGTGGCAGTCGGATCTTCACCCGCCGTACGCGCTCCAGATCATTGACGTAATCGAATCCAACAT